CATCAGGTTGTTATCTACAGAGTTCATTTGAGATTTCGTCTGCTGATTATAGTAATCAGTACGCTCTTGAACTAACTCTGCCGGAGCTTTGCACAACATCAGACCGCCGATCACCACGTTATCTGCGAAGCGTTCATTCTCCACAGTTACCATAGTAATTTCAGGGTGATCTTCAGCCCGTACAGGCTCCCAACCCTCACGCAATTTCGAGGAGACGTTGGTGGCATCCACCTGACCCTGCGTAGCCACACGCACCCAGTGAAATTCGTATCCGTCTTGTGGCGTAGGGGTAGGTAATACCTCTGGACGCTGCCACGCTCTGGTACGAGTCTTTGATTCACGAGTCGCGCTGTCACGCTTGATTCTGTTCTCAGCCATTATCCGTTCCTCATTTCTAATGCAACCTGTCTGGCGTATTCTTCCAACGGTACCCCCAATCGGTTGGCGAGAGCTACCTGTGTTTTGGTTAGCTTCACCTTGTTCGGTGCTGTGCTTCGCGTTGCGGGAGCTACCACGTTAGCGGATTGCTTTCGTGACTCCTGCGGTTCTGGCTGCTCTACAACATCATCGAACTCTTCAGGGAATACTTTTCGCATACGAGAGTCAATGGTCTCGTAGTATTCATCAGTGCGTGGGTCAACCCCACTCTTAACTAATTTCTGGTGCAACCCCATAGCGTATGCTGTCATCTCATCATCGACGTGAAACCAAGAAGAATTTTCTTCTACCCATGCCTCTGCTTTCGGATCACGCACCCGTTGTGGGGTGGGTTGAGGATTTTGTACCTCAGTCTCTTCTTCTTGTAAAGAAGGTAATTTGAAATTATCTAGTCTGTCTGCCTTTAGTTTGGCAGTCGTTAGATGCTCTTGAGCCTCTAATAGCCTATCAGCATCGCCACTTTCGTAGGCATCCTTATACGCTATTTTCGCTCCATTAAGCTCAGAGTCAACCACACGTTTGGCTTGCTCTAACAAAGCCTCACGTGTCGTACCCACATCACCCTTTAGGGTTTTGTTCTCTTCGACTAACCGTTGCGCTAAAGCCTCTAGTTCTTGCCGCTCTCGTTGGGCTGCTTCTTTGGCTCGGCGCTCGTCGTGGTAGCCTTTACTGAAGTGTTTAATTCGGTTTCGGACTTTCTCGGAGTACCCTTCAAGTTCTTCATCAGTAACGTCAGTCGGTGGCTCAGATGGCTTGCGGTTACGATCAGCCTTTGGCGTATCATCCACAACCTCAATGTCCAGCTCATCCGGTTCTGACTTAGCTTCGACTTCAGGTTCGACTGGAGTATCCGCATACTCGTCCGCAGTCTTGTTGCCAGAGAGATCAATTTCAACTTCACCAGAGTCCTCCACTTCTATAGAGGTATCTTGTTCCTCATCAGGGAAACTGTATTCTACTTTTTGAAACGGCATGTCTACTCCTTACGCTCGTGATACGCCACTAGGGTCAGCTACAACAGCTTCAATAGAGTCATCGTTCATCAAACGATACTCTAACCCGTTAACCTTAAATCGTGTGCCTGAATTGGCACGAAACATCACATAATCACCTTGTTTACACCAAGGCCCAGTAGGGAACCTTTCGGGGTCGTTATAGGCTTGTTCGCCCATATCCACCACAAGGCCGATGATCGACATGATATGTTCCTGATTCTTGATCGTGTCCGTCTTGAGCAGGTTAGTGCCGTCAAAAGTCTCTTCGATCTGCGGAAGCGCAATCAACACCCGATAGCCCACAGGCATAGGTAGTTGTGCTTCCAGTTCTTCCGTAGCTTCAACTGTGTCAACAGCTTCACTCATCGTCGTACTCCAAATTGCGCGAGAGGTCTTCTACATAGCCCAGACAGGTTTCGAGACCTCGAATCAAACCTGTGGTTTCCTTGTACATGGAGAAGTCTTTAGCTCCCCCACCACCTAGAAATTGTAGTGCAGAGGCTTTGTCAGCCTCGATTCGTTCCTTTAGCACGTCTAAGACGGTTGTAGCCATTATTGGCCTCTATTGTTGTTGGAATCCTTCATTGCTTTAAGCATATCTAAGTCAGCTTTCGCATTATCTCTGCGACGTTCCGCAGCCATTTTTACGCCTGCTTTCTGCGCGTCAATTTGCAGTTCTTGCTGCTTCAGGGCCAGTTCAGCCTGATCCATCTGCGCGTCCTGCATGTTCTCTTGCGCTTGTAGCTGTAGTTTGGCCTGTTCGATCTGAGCATCTGCCTGATCCTTAGCCGCCTTACGCTGCACTTCTTGCTGCTTAATCTGTAGCTCGGCTTGTTGCATCTGTACAACAGGGTCTTGAGCCTTCTGCTGTGCTTGCTGCTGTGCTGCCTGCTGTTGATTTTGCTGCGTAAGTTGCTGCCCAGCTTGTGCCATGAGACGGGCCAGATTGACCTCCATGTTCTCTGGTAGCTCGGCGTTTGGATTGGGTAGTGGTGCACCAATCTTCTCTTCCATCTCCTTGCGGTACTTGAACCCAAGGTGTTCTGCGATGTGCGCCTGCAATGCAGCAGCAATACGCTGCGCTTGAGGGTTCTGCCCAATAGTCGCTGCAACCATCGGATCTTTTAAGAACGACTGGTGCGCTGCCATATGAGCTTCGTGGTCTTGGTAGATAAACGCCTTCATGGGTTTACCGTTCAAGGCATTCATGTTCTCACTGACTGGGTCAGTCGGGCGAATGTCATCTGTAGTTGGTACTAACTTCTCAGCGTTCTTGACCCCCAACACTTCGATCATCTGCCTGTGTAGCTGGGGCAAGTCGTAGATCTGTGGTGCTGACTGGGCCATCTGCAATACCGCTTGGTACTGCACAACGCGCTGGGCCATCGTAGAGCTGTTCGGGTCACTGACTGGAATGACATCAACTGCCATATAGTCTGCCACGCGAGCGGTTACTTCACCTCGGATCGGCTCATACGCATATTCATCTGACGCATGTTCCGCCATGATCGCCTTGAGCAGCTTAAACTCCTGCTTCATGGCGTAGTGAACACGGGCCTGTACCGCAGCCATAGGCTTCAGCGTACGTTCTAGCAATGCCAGCGTAGTACCCACAGGGGCGTTAGCCGACATGTCCGAGATGTTCATGTCACTGATAGCGCCTAGACGACGGCCTTCGTTCGTGATCTGGTTCAACAGAGCTAACAGAGTCTGGCTTGGCTCCTTATATGGGAGCGGCATGATGTTGTCGCGGATGCTACCTGACGGCACGTCTACATCCTTGAACTCTCCCGGCTCAATCGGCGTGTCATCACCCTTAATACGCAACCCACGAGCTTTTAAGCCCCCCGGCAAGTTAGCCAGCGTGCCAGCGTCCACCAGTTGCCGTATCAGCGACGTTCCCGCCTTAGCGTATCCCCCTATGATGTGGATAAGGCCAAGCCCATAGAACCCAAATCCGGGCACATATACATAGTGTACAAAATGCTGGCGCTTGAGTTGCAGCTTGTCATCGGGGTTCCAGTTTCGACGTATCGCTAGAATCTCGTTCGTGCCACGCTCCAGCGTTACCACGTATGGCTTGGCTAGGCCATCCTCATCATCGACGCCCTCAATAACGAGGTCTGCGTGTACTTCGTACAAAGAGAAACGATCATCGTCTGTTAGGGAGTACCCACCTTCTTCAGCCTTACGCTTCTCAATGTCAGTATGGTATGGCTGTGGCTCGCCCAGCTCTACGTCTCGGTAGAACCCACCTGCCTGTAGCTTCTTCAACTCGTTCTTAGTCTTACGCATGATGTGCGTAACACGTTCTGCTGTCTCAATGTGAGAGGCACCGTAAGGCACGACCACATCTTCGGCAGGGATATAGATAGCGACCTGTCGGCCCAGATTCGGGTCAAAATAGACCTTCTTGAACGCACTGCCAGCCAGTCCAAGGCTGTACAGGAGCCGCTCGTGCTCGGGTCTGTACTCCACCATGCGCTCGGTAAGTTCGTAGTTCATGTCCGCTTTTACGCGGTTTGCCGCTTCTTCCTTGTCTTTATCCTCCACACCGATAATCTTGACCCGTACAGGGCCAGCGGCTGGGAACGTCTCGGACATTGTTTCGGCTTGAAAGCGAATAGCAGCTTCAGCGAGGACTGTAGAGTACACGCCACACGCGCCTTCCCACGGGTCAGTGCGCTCTTCGTACTTGAAGCCCAACACATCCAGACCCTTAACAAACGTATCAGCCCAATCTCTACGGCTGTCGATGTCGGCATCTACTAGCCCCACTAGGTCATCGGCTAACTCGTTAAGCTGTCCGTCATCTAAGAAGTCCGCGATATTAGCGTCAAACGACGTAATGTCCGATATGTTAGCGTCAGGAATAATGGTGATCTCTACGCTACCATCACTCATAGTGACCATCTCTGGATCTACAATCTCAATTTCCAGAGCAGACTCACCTTCCATCTCTAGCTCGTCATCAATACCTTCAGGTGCTGCGTATAAACCTTTCTCAATAGCCATAATCTAACCTTTAATAGAAGCCGCCCCGCCGCGACTTAAAGTATCTTTGTTCTTCAGGCTCATCTGTCGGTAGGCGTATAAAACCGCCCTGCCTGAAACGCATGAGTGCCATGACCGTGGAGTCAACTAAGTCATCATGGCTCATAAACGGAAATCCAGCAATCTCCTCAACTACCTCTTCCGCCCACCGTGTGGGAGGTACCCACACCAGACCAGACGCAACAATATCAGATACTGAGTTAAGACGTGCTAACTTATCACCTGATCCCCTGTGAGGCGTGTACTCTGATACCGGCAGGCCCATACGCCTCATCTCTTGGTACAGCGCCGTACCCGATGACTTCTTCTCCACGATGAACGCATCGGGTTCCCACTCACTATACTCCTCCAGCGCCAACTCTTTTAGCTCTGGGAACTCCAGCCGCTTCTTTATACTGTTCAGCAGAATGATGTGGTAGTTGTCGTACTCTTCGTTGAGAAACACACCCCACGTAGTCAACGCCGTAAAGTCGGCACGGTTGTGTTTCTCTGCCGCTGCGTCCAGTGACATGATTATGTACTCACAACTCGGAGGCCGTTCCTGCTCCCAGAGCTGCCACCACTCCCGCTTGACCAGCGCAGCCTCTTCCGCCGTGGGTGTCTGCTGATACTGCGCGTTCCACTGGAATGTAGGCATCGACGCCTTAGTTCTGAGCAGTGCCTCTAGGTCGAAGAACTCGGGCCACAGCGGTTTCTCCACTATGTTGTCTGTCTCCTCGTCCTCAATCTCCAGTATCGCAGGGAATTCGACGATCTCGTACTCATCCGCCCTGTCATTCTGCGCCATGTCGCGTGTCACACGTCCCGTCAGGTCATCCATATGCCATCGGGTCTGGATTATTGCCACACGACCCCCCGGCATCAGACGAGTTCGTGCACCGAAGGTAAACCACTCGTATGCCTTCTCAAAAACAGCAAAATTACCGTTAATTACGTCCTGTTCCGAGTGTGGGTCGTCCACCAACAGCAGATCTGCACCACGACCAGCCAGTGCAGAACCAATACCGCACGCATAATACTCACCACCGACGTTAGTATTCCATCTACCAGCCGATTTTGAGTCGCTGGCGAGCTGTACCGTGGAAAAAATGGACTGGTAGGCGTCTGTAGAGATCAAATTTCGCACTTTTCGGCCAAAATCCACTGCCAAATCAGTGGTATGCGACACCATCATCACCTTTTTGTTCGGATTTCGCCCCAAAAACCACGCTGGAAAGAAAATAGAGACAAGTTGGGACTTGCCGTGGCGTGGTGGGATGTTCACACAGATGCGATCCTTGTCCCCTGACTCAATCGCCATCAGCATATTCGCCAAAATCCGGTGGTGTTTGCCCACAATGAAGTCCGGCATCATCATCTGACAGAACTCTATGAGGTCATTGTAGGCAGCGGCGTTCGTTTTTCTTACGGCAAGCTCGTCCACGATGCGGTTGATCTCAACAACCTCCTCATCAGAGAACGCATCGAGGTTGTCCAGCATGTTCTGGACTTCTTCCTCAGTAAAATCGGGAACGGCCTCAACCATCGTAGGCTTCCTCGCCCCCTTCGTCTTCAGCCACCTCATCTACCGCCAAGCCAAGCTCTTCATCCAGATTCAGCACCTCGCCATCCAGCACGATGTCTTCGTAGTTGGCATCTTCTATCTCTGCTGGGATCACCGGCTCGACCAACTTCTCCAACTTACCTCGTAACTTGTTACGTAAATCATCTGTTGACTGGTGCGTAACAGTGACTTCTGTTTTCTCCGCGAAGAGTCCTACGTCTGAGATCTTACCTAGAAGTTCCAAAGCTCGAATCCGTATACGCGGGTCGTCGTTCTCTGACTCTAACAGCAGCTTATTAGTAACTAGGTACCGGATCTGGGTTGCGCTTTCTGCAACGGAGTGCCCGAACTCTTGGAGGATATTGTTCGTAAGTACAATAGATGCAGGGGTAAGTTTCGCCGCCTTCTTCGTAGTAACCTTTTTAGAAGTTTTTTCAGGATCGTCAGCGTAAGCCAAAGCCAACCTCGCAGCGGTGTCTTCATCTTCTACAGTAGGTTCCAAGTCTAAACCATGCTCGGACAGTTTCAGCGCCGTATTGCACGCCGCTTCCGCACGTTCCTTCAGATCGACATTAGGTACGTCGTCCGCAAGAGGTACACCGATTTCAGGTTCTACAAATAAGGTCATAGATTGTACGCAGACTATAAGTCGTTGGCGCGAATATACACCAAAAACCACCAGAGACAAACAGACTAAAAGTCCAAAAAGTCCAAAACGCTATGTATGTGATTTTGTGGACACCTCCACGTAAATACTTCTGTATAACCAAATTTTCTACAAGTATTTACCTGCCGGGTACACCGGGGGGTCTGAAAACCCGAATAACCGAATAACCCAATATAATCAATAAGTTACGTGGCACGTACGGGGGTACCCGAAACCCGGTATTTCAGTCCCTTGACAAACAAAAAATTTTTTGCTGGGACTTTTATTTTTGGGGTGGGGGGTTTCCTGTGTGGAGATTAGTAGGGAACGGCCTCAAAAAACGGGGCAAATTGCTAGGAATACAGATTGTTTGCGCGA